ACTGGCAGTGGTACACCTTACACTGACCAGACTAGACTTGATGTGGGTACTTGTTAAAAGCTGTTGCTAAAAGGGTGGGCTAACAACAGCCATAGATGAACACATCCCTTATGGGCTTTCTAGGTGTATGTTCTAGATATTAGTGGTAGGTGGTATGTATTTCATAATGTGATATGTACCGTTCCCTACAGGTAATGGTAGTAGTTTCTTCACAAGATCTCTACCGTCACCTTCATAGACACTATAGACATACATTGGGATAGGTTGTTATGTGTAGCAATAAATGCTACCATACCACCTTAGCTAGGCTATGTGTGTTAGCATGAAGCATTATGAACTATTACACCCGACAAGAGCTAGAAGATAGAGGTTTAACAAACACATACCCCTACAGTGTGGCTACACAAGCTTCACTAGCGTTACACAGAGGCTATGTAGATAAGATGCACCTATTCCACAGTGATGTCTATTACGTCAGAGCATCATTGGAGAAGCATACAGGATATGTATTCCCCTTAGACAGAGTTGAAGATGCTATGAGAGCTGAGGGATGGAAAGAACACAGACACTTACCAAGGAAGAAAGAACATGGCTACAAAGAAAAGCACAGTTAATGCTGCTGGCAATTACACCAAGCCTACAATGCGTAAGGCGTTGGTAGCTAGGGTGAAGGCTGGTTCTGCTGGTGGAGATCCGGGAGAGTGGTCTGCTAGGAAAGCACAGCTTGTTGCTAAGAAATACAAAGCTGCTGGTGGTGGTTACAAATGAAGCCTTCTCAGAAGTCTTTAAAAGATTGGACAGACCAGAAGTGGACAACAAAGTCTGGTAAGCCTTCTGCTAAAACAGGAGAGCGTTATCTGCCTGAAGCTGCAATTAAGTCTTTAAGCTCTGCTGAATATGCAGCCACCACTAAGGCCAAGCGTGAAGGCACAAAAGCTGGTAAGCAGTTTGTTAAACAGCCTAAGGCCATTGCTAAGAAAGTGAGCAAGTTCCGATGATTAAAAAAGGTAGTGAAGAGTTTTCAGGGTATAACAAGCCTAAGGCTACACCAAAACATCCTACGAAGAGTCATGCTGTGTTAGCTAAAGATGGTGATACAGTGAAGCTCATTAGGTTTGGACAACAGGGTGTTAGCGGTGCTGGCTCTAGTCCAGACACTCCTAAGGACAAGGCTAGGCAGAAGAGCTTCAAAGCTCGTCATGCTGAGAATATTAACAAGGGTAAGATGTCTGCTGCATATTGGGCAGACAAGGTTAAGTGGTAACTACAAGGAGAAACTATGGCTACCGATGCAGAAAAAGTTAAGATGTACCGTGAGAAGGCTAAGGACACTTCCATTCCTCAAGAGGTGCGTAACACCTACTTGGACAGAGCCAATGAGCTAGAGCGTAAAGCTTTTGAAGAAACAAAGAAGGCTCCTCCTGCTAAGCTTGCTAAGGGTGGTGTTGCTTCTAAGAAGCCTATGATTGCCATCATGATTGGTGTTGGTAAGCCAGCCAAAGCTCCTGCTAAAGGTGGCCCTGCTAAATATATGGAGTTTTCTAACAAAGGAAAACCAAAAGGCATGACCCCTGTTAAAGCAGCTCCTAAAAAGAAGAAGTAAATAGAAAGATTGTCTAATGTATCTGACAAGTAACATCCCATATTTTAAATGTTGGGTTAGAAAAGAGTTTACGAATGGACATCAAAACTATCATGGGGAATACATACATGCATTAGCAGTGGCTGTCACCACCATTCCAGATAGGAGCTTGAGCTTTCAAGTTATCTTCACTGGTTGTGAAGCAGATGATGGTAGTCAAGCTAATGTACATGGTGGAGCAATGTGGGCGAGAATGCCCCTTGCTGCGTTAGTAGGTGACATACCTTTAGAGGTATGGCCTGAGCGTATGATGAATCATTTGTCACAGCCTTGGGATTGTAATAGTTACAATCATTCCATAATTAGTCTGGAGAGAGCTAAACCTTCTCCTTGGTTGTGTAAGATTAATAATGAATTCTTTACAGGTAGGTATTTGTTCACTGTTGACTATGCTGAGAGTAGTGTGTCTGAAGATCCCTCACAGCATAAACAGAGTCATGTGCTAATACTAACTGATGCGGGTAAATGGACTGGGAATGTTGTGGCTTTGCCAAACAACCGAGTTCGAGTGACAAGTCCAGCCTATTGGCAAACAGGACAGGGTGCGCCTGATTTCAGGCCCAACCAACATATCTATTGTGCGGAGCAAGATGATTCGTATATGGATGCAGAAGAGACTTTCAACAATCTTTACAAGGAGCAAAAGAAATGACGAAATCTAAAATGATGGCTAGTGGTGGTATGACTAAAAAGGGTTATGCCGCTGGTGGTGTGACTATGGCTATGCCTATGAAGAAGGGCTATGCTGCTGGGGGTATGCCTATGGTTGAAAAGGGTGGAATGAAAGTTCCAGCCTTTGCTGCTGATGGTAAGGGTAAGATGGCTAAGGGTGGTGCTGTTAAAGCACCAATGACCAAGAAAAAATAATGGCTACTATTAAACAAATAGCTAAGGTAGGCAAAGTGATGGGTGAATATAAGGACAAGTCTTTACATTCTGGTAAAGGTGGTAAAGTTGTTACATCTCCCAAGCAAGCCATTGCCATTGCCTTGTCTGAAGCTAAAGTGAAGCCTAAGAAGAAATGACAATTACTAGCTACCCAGAATTTGTACGCATTGCTGGCAGTGGCAACACTGTTAGCATTGGTGGAACTAACACTGATGCCTTTGGAAGGATAAGGGTTAGTCAGCCTTATACATTGTTTGATAGCCAGAATAGGTATGATATTGATTCACAATTCAGTACCTCCACTGCTGGTTCTGGAGCAGCTACTCATCTCTCTAATGAGTCTTCTGTAAATATGGCTGTGTCTACAACTTCAGGTGATGAAGTGGTGAGACAGACATTTAGAGTGTTTCCTTATCAGCCGGGTAAGAGCTTGTTGTTATTAGCTACATTCAAGATGGATGCAGCTAAGACCAATTTAAGACAAAGGGTTGGTTACTTTGGTACAGCCAATGGTGTGTTCTTAGAACAAGGTGCTAATGGTATTACCTTTGTTTTAAGAACATCTACCAGTGGTAGTGTGAGTGATGCACGATATGCAGCTAAGGCTAGTTGGAATGGGGATAAGCTGGATGGTACAGGTACTAGTGGTATAACATTAGATCTGACTAAAACACAAATCTTGTTCATGGATTTTGAATGGCTTGGTGTTGGTAGTGTGAGATGCGGCTTTGTTATCAATGGACAATTTATTGTTGCCCATACTTTCCACAACTCAAATATAGAAACTGCTGTATATATGACTACAGCCATTCTTCCTGTTCGTTATGAAATAACTAACACAGGAACTGTAGCATCTTCTTCAGCAATGAAACAGATATGTTCTTCTGTTATGTCTGAGGGTGGATATGAAGCAGTGTCGCAAGAACACTCAGCCAGAATGGTGTCTGCTACATCGGGTTCATATATAACAACAACATTTAAACCGCTGGTGTCCATCAGACTAGCATCAGCCTCGTTAGATGCTGTAATACTTCCTTACAATTTAAATTTCTTACCCACTACCTCCGACAATTATGAGGTGGCTTTGTTTAAAAATGCTACACTGACAACACCAACATGGACAACAGTTTCTTCTACTGGCAATGTAGAACAAGACATAGCTTCTACATCTATGACTGGTGGAACAATTGTATACAGTGAGTACACTACAGGTAAATCTGGAAGAGTCCCATTAGCTACAGGGTCTGGTTACAATTGGGATTTACAACTTGGTAGAACTTTAGCAAGTGTGAGTGATGTTTATACATTAGCTGCTAGAACAGTATCAGCAACTGGTGGTGGTATTGGCTCTTTTTCTTTCTACGATTTAACATGACAACAAAGAACAGAACACTTGGTGCTGTACTAACCACCAGCAACCAAGACATCTATACAGTGCCGCCTACATTTAAGGCAGATGTAGATAGTATTTTCATCACGAACACAACAACAAGCTTTGTTACATTTTCTTTAGACTGGTATAACTCTGCAGCATCTACATATCACACCATTGCTGAGACAATTAGACTTGAGCCTAATAGTATGCTACAGATAACTAAAGCGTTTTATCTTTTACAGAACGATAAGATTAGAGGACTATGCAGTGTTAACAATGCTGTTGAAGTGTCTGTTAAAACATTAGAGCAATATGCTCCTGCAAACTAATAAGGAATACAATGGCTAAAAGAGAACTAACAGAACAGCAGAAGAAATTCATTGAGGTGTTATTTGCTGAGGCTGGAGGCAATCCTGCTAAGGCAAGACAGCTTGCTGGCTACAGCGAAGGCTACAACACTAAAGTGCTCATGGATGTCTTGAAGGAAGAAGTGATTGAGGCTACACAGCTATACATCGCTATGAATGCTCCTAGAGCAGCTATGGCGGTTGTTAGTGGCATTTCCGATCCTACAGAGCTGGG